TTGTCGCTGCCGCTCAAGGAGGCCATGGAGGAAGTCCACGACAGCAATATGTCGAAGCTCAACGAAGACGGGAGGCCGATCTTCGGGCCGTCTGGGAAGGTGATGAAAGGACGACACTATAGGGCCGCCGATATGACGCGGCTACTACGCTACTACTGCCAATACAGCTATAAATAAAGGAGAACCCAGTGCTATTTGAGGAGCAGATCAGTCGGAAGCCTGACTTATATCCGTGGACAAAAGAGTTCATTGAGGCTATCTGGTCAGGCTTTTGGACTCCCGATGAGTTTAACTTCCGCAGCGACTACGCTCAGTTCTATAGCGATCTCACCGAGGCCGAGAAAGGACTGATCGTTCGAGACCTTTCGGCAATCGCCCAGATTGAAGTGGCGGTTAAGTCGTTCTGGGGTGATCTCGGAAAGACCTTCCCGCACCCGTCGATCCATGACCTGGGGGCCGCCATGGCCAACTCGGAGGTGATCCACAATCGGGCCTACGAGAAGCTCCTCGATGTGCTGGGCCTCGATGAGGTATTTGAGCAGAATCTTGACGAACCGGCGCTCCGGGGTCGTGTCGAGTACCTGAAGAAGTACACCGAGAAGAACTATTCTGATCAGCGTAAGCAGTTCATCTATTCGATCATTCTGTTCACGCTTTTCGTGGAAAACGTCAGCCTTTTCTCGCAGTTCTACGTCGTGCTGCATCTCAACAAGCACGGGGGATATCTCAAGGATACAGCCCAGCAGGTGCAGTACACCCGCAACGAGGAGATGCTCCACAGCGAAGTCGGGATCGCCCTGATCCAGACACTCCGCCGCGAGTATCCCGAGATGTTCGATCAGGAGCTGGAGAATCGGATCGTCCATGAGTGCGTCGAGTCTCTTAAAGCCGAGGACAATGTCATCGACTGGATCATCGGGGACTACGACGGCACTGGCACCAGCCTGACTGCCGACCACCTGAAGACTTTCATCCGCCGCCGGATGGTTACCAGCCTAGAGAGCATCGGTTTCGAGAGTGGGGCAGCGCATATCGACATCGACCCGAAGCTGGCCGATGAGACCTACTGGTTCGATGAAGGCCTCTACGGCTACACCATGACCGACTTCTTCCAAAAGACACCCGTCGACTACGCCAAAGGTAAGGGCGTCGACGCCGATGAACTATTCTAAGGAGACACAATGGCTTTTGAATGGCTAAACGACGACGCCCGAACCTTTCTCGAATCTGGCTACCTACCCGATGGACTTACTGCTGAACAGCGGATTGAAGAGATCGCTCAGGCAGCGGAGACGTACTTGGACGAGTCTGGTTTTGCTGAGACTTTCTTCGACTACATGAGCCGAGGCTTCTACAGCCTCAGTAGCCCCATTTGGGCCAACTTCGGGAACAAGCGAGGCTTGCCGATCAGCTGCAATGGCAGCTACATCCCCGACGACATCGGCGGCATCCTTGGCAAGACCGCTGAGGTTGGCGTCGAGACCAAGCATGGAGCGGGCACCAGCGGGTACTTCGGGGATATCCGCTCCCGAGGCTCCGCAATCAACACCGGCGGTGACGCTGACGGCCCAATCCACTTCATGAATCTTTTCGAGACCACCACCGATGTGGTTTCACAGGGCAACGTGAGACGCGGTTCGTTCGCGGCCTACCTCGACATTGAGCATCCTGACTTCGAAGAATTCCTCCAGGTTCGCGAAGTAGGCAACCCGATCCAGAACATGAGCATCGGAGCCTGTATCTCGAACGACTTCATGGAACGGGTTATCAACGATGGCCATTCTGCCAAGGCAGGTGACATCAAAGCCTCCGAGTCCCAGCCCCTGCAGCGCATGGCGAAGCTCATCCGCAAGCGCAGCGAGAGCGGCTATCCGTACATCTTCTTTACAGACAACGTGAACAACAACCGCCCTAAAGCGCTCAAGGATCAAGACCGCCGGATCCACGCCAGCAACCTGTGCAGCGAGATCTGCTTGCCCTCAAGCGAGGACGAGTCATTCGTTTGCAACTTGGCATCCATGAACTGCGCTACCTATGAGGAGTGGCAGCATACCGACGCTGTGGAGGTTCTGACTCGGTTCCTCGATGCGGTCATGACCGAGTACATCGAGAAGACCTCAGAGATCGACCACATGGAAGCCCCGTGTAACTTTGCGACCCGGTGGCGAGCCATTGGTATCGGACAGCTTGGATGGCACACCTATCTGCAGAGCAAGGGCATCCCGTTTGAGTCATTTGACGCTCATGCCAAGGCCGCTCAGATCTCGAAGTTTATCGACGAGCATTCGCTCAAGATGTCCAAGGAAATGGCCCTCAAGTACGGCGAACCGGAAGGACTCAAGGGCTACGGGGTTCGGAACTTGACCCGCACTGCTATCGCTCCGACGACCAGCAGCAGTTTTATCCTCGGGCAGGTAAGCCCCAGCATCGAGCCGCTCCGCTCTAATTACTTCGTCAAGGATCTGGCCAAGGGGCAGTTTACGTTCAAAAACCCGCACCTTAAGGAAGTTCTGGCGGAGCATGGCCGGGACGACCGGGAAACTTGGGAATCTATCCTGACCCGTGGCGGCTCGGTTCAGCACCTTGACTTTCTCACGGATGATGAGCGGGCCGTGTTCAAGACTTTCGACGAGATCACTCCGTTGTCGATCATTCAGCAGGCCTCTGTTCGCCAGCACTACATCGACCAGAGCCAGAGCTTGAACCTTCTGATTCCGCCGGACACCCCAGCAAAAGAGATCAACTCACTGATCATCGAAGCGTGGAGGCTGGGCATCAAGACCCTGTACTACCAGCGGTCTTCCAACCCGTCTCAGGAGCTTGTCAGGGACATCATGAACTGCAGCGCATGTGAAGCGTAAACAGTAACTTACGCTAACCCCGACACTATATGGACATATAAACAGTAGGCCCAGGGGCAGTCCTTGGGCCTATAGAGGTACTCATGTCTGAAACAAAGATCCCCATGCTCCACCGCCAGCAGGTTGAAGCCCTAGACGCGCTCTATCCTGAGCAGTCCGCAGAGATGGACTGGTCGGATCGAGAGGTTTGGTTCAAGGCTGGCCAGCGGAGCGTCATTCGGTTCCTGTGGAAGCAGATCCAGATTCAGGAAGAAAACATTCTCGATATCGATAAGAGGTGAAAGCCATGTGCAACTCTCCATCGCCACCGCCGCCGCCGGAGCCGTCTGCCAAGCCAGCGCCGCCGCCTGCGAAAGAACCCCAGACCCCCGCCAAAGCGGCACCTAGAGGTGGTTCTGACAGCAGCACGGTGGATTCTTCAGACAGTCGCAGTCAGAAGCAGCGGGGTCGGGATCGCCAGTCGACAGGTACGAGCCGTCTACGGATTCAGTTCAACGCTCCGAGTTCTTCGGGTTCTGGCCTTCGCATCCCCGGCTAAACGAGGTAACTAATGGAGAAGACGGCAAAAGAGCGTTTCGCTCAACTCGAAGCCGACCGGCAGCCTTATCTTGACCGGGCTCGAGAAGCTTCCAAACTGACAATTCCATCGCTCCTGCCGCCTGAAGAGACCACGCCAAGCTCAAACCTCTATCAGCCTTATCAGAGTATCGGGTCACGTGGAGTCAACAACTTGGCGTCGAAACTGCTGCTTGCTCTGATGCCGCCGAATTCGAGCTTCTTCACGCTCACCATGAACGAGTACGAGCTTCAGGAAGAGGCGGGATCAGAAGACGAATACATCGACATCAAAGAGCAGGTCAAAGAGGCTTTCTCTCGGATCGAGCGTGTCGTCATGGAGGATATCAACAACTCGGCAGACCGAGTGACTATGTTCGAAGCTTTGAAGCATCTGGTAGTGGCTGGCAATGGACTTCTGTATGTCGCCAAAGAAGGCACCCGCTTTTTCGCCCTGCCTCATTTTGTGTGCCAGCGAGATCCTTCAGGAAACCTAACCGAGATCGTCATCAAAGAAGAGATGACTCGGGATGCGTTGCCAGAAGACGTTGAGACTGAGATTGCGGATAAGCTCGATGAGCAAGGAGCCAAAAAGGTCTCCGTCTTCACCTGGGTGCGTCGTGAAGACGACAAGATGAAAAGCCATCAGGAAGTCATGGGCGTCAAGGTCGATGGCACTGAGGCTGAGTACCCGGTAGAACGGTCTCCCTATATCGCACTCCGCCTCAACAAAATCGATGGTGAGAGCTATGGGCGCAGCTACATCGAAGAGTACATCGGCGACCTTCACTCCCTAGAAATCCTGTCAGAAGCTATCGTCAAAGGCTCCGCAGCGGCGGCCAAGGTGTTGTTCCTTGTGAACCCTAACGGCACCACTCGGCAGCGGACACTGGCTGAGAAAGAGTCAGGCGCTATCGCTGAGGGCGACGCCAACGACGTTAGTGTTCTCCAGATGGAGAAGTACAACGACTTCCGAGTCGCTCAGGACAGTATTGTGAAGATCGAGGAGCGACTGAGTTTCGCGATGCTTCTCAACACAGCGATCCAGCGGAACGCCGAGCGAGTGACAGCCGCCGAAATCCGGTACATGGCCCAAGAACTTGAGGACGCTTTGGGTGGTATCTACTCCATCCTTTCTCAGGAGTTTCAGGAGCCTTACGTTCTTCGGAAGATGAAGATCCTCGAAACTCAAGGAAAGATGCCGAAGCTCCCCAGAGACAAGGTCAATGTGACTATCACGACCGGCATCCAAGCGCTTGGCAAAGGGCATGATCGGAACAAGCTGATCGAGTTCTTGAGTACCCTTGGCGAGACTTTAGGCGCGGAACAGATCATGCAGTACGTCGACATTCGCAACTTCATTGCTCGCCTGGCCGCGTCCGACGGCATCGATACGAAGGGCTTGATCAAGTCTGAAGAGCAGATCCAACAAGAGCAGCAGCAGGCCCAGATGCAGCAGATGACTGACAGCTTGGGGCCAGAAGCCATGAAGATGATGCAGCAGCAGATGGATCAACAGAACGGGCAGGGCGGCCAGTAAGCGTCGCCCGTACCCACAACTCAAGGAGACACAATGGCTGAAAACAACAGCGTTCAGATGGACTCTGGATCCACCGGGACTGTTCCCCCGGAATCCCAGCAGCCCGGCACTCAGCAGGACAATGAGGGCAACCAGCGGCCCGAGTGGCTTCCCGAGAAGTTCAGCACTCCGGCTGAGATGGCCAAGGCTTACTCCGAGCTTGAAGCTAAGTTAGGGCAGAATCAGAGCCAGCCTGACGAGAGCGATCAGAATACTGAACCGAGTTCCTCGGATAGCTCTTCAGAGAATGAAACAGGCAATGAAGGCCCGTACTATTCGGAAGCGATTGATTCCGCGTTGAACAATGCCGGTGTTGATCCATCGGAAGTTCAGAAAGAATTCGCTGAAAACCAGCAGCTTGGCGACGAAACCTACAGTAAGCTTGAGCAGGCTGGCTATCCCCGAGAGATGGTAGATGCCTACATCAAGGGGCTGCAGGCAGATGCACAGGCAAACGCCAACAGTCATGCCCAGGAGATCATGAGCGAGGTCGGTGGTAAGGAGACCTACAACGAGATCACTCAGTGGGCCGCAAACAACCTGTCGGCACAGGAAGTGGAAGACTTCAACAAGGCCGTCGAGAGCGGCACAGAGGCAGCCAAGTGGGCAGTCCGTGGCCTGTACTCTCGCTACCGTAGTTCCGAGGGTGTTGAGCCCTCCCGTTCTCTCAGCGGAAGCACTAGCTCCACTCCAACTGACACGTTCACATCAACCCAGCAGGTTGTCGAAGCGATGAAGGATTCTCGGTATCAGAACGATCCGGGCTTCCGTAAGCAGATTCAGGACAAGCTGCAGCGTTCCAACGTCTTCTAGGAGGCACCCATGGAATTCATTAACGAGGAAGTCCTCGTCGGCATTCTTCTGGCCTTGCTCGGTACTAAAGCTGCTGCCATGGCCATCGTGAACACGACGGACACCCCCAAGGACGACAATATCGCCGGAAAGGTCTACAAGGTCGTCGAGGTTATCGCCGGTATCGTCGCTCCTGAGCGGGCGAAGCAGTTTGCCGGTGAACTGGACAAGGTGAAAGAAGACAAGTGAGCTTCCTGAAGACCTTTCTCGCTCAGGCTATAGGCCCAATCGCCAACATCTTGTTCAAGATCTGGAATCGAAGCCAAGCCAAGCAGGAGGGCAAAGATGAAGCCTATGCCGAGCAGAACGAACAGCAGCTTCGGGACTCCCGTGAAGAAAAGGAAATTGGGGAGCGCATTCGCCGGGCTGATGATGATCAGCTTAATCGCTGGATGCGCCACCCAGACGAACGTCAGTGAGTCCTGCCCAGTATGGGTCGAGGATAATACGTTCTATCCCTCCGAGGAGGTCATCTCGGTTATGGATCGGGGAGAAAGAGAACAAGTCGCCCAGATCAATCAAGAAATCGAGACCTTCTGTAATACCGAATAATGCCGACACGCCTCTGGTTCAAGCGCAAATCGTGATCCGGTAACGGATATCGCCTTGGGGACGCCCGAGGAGTCGGCTACTTTCTTCCCCCTACTGCTTACGGGCAGTAGATAGGTTTGCGGCCTACCTTTGAAAAGACCGCTTTCCATCACACTCAGGCTCTTTGAGGTCTGGCCGTTACCAGCATAGCAAAAACGTGCGACAGAGCCTGAGTGTGGTGGCTTGTCTCCACCCCTTTTAAGGGGGCAGACAGCCTGCAACCCCAGAACGTCCCACGAAGGACGCTGAGGCCCGCTGCGGCGGACAACCTTGTGCGGACAACGTGTTGAGTCTGACGGGATAGGGCAACCAATACCGTGAATCTCAAACACAATAGGGGAAACCCACAATGGCAGATTATATTCCGAGCCGCCCCGGTAATGACGGGAGCGGTGACGCTCGCGCACTTTTCCTTAAAGTCTTTTCGGGCGAAGTCCTGACCGCCTTCAACCAGAAGCAGGTCATGATGGACAAGCATTTCGTCCGTACCATCGAATCGGGCAAGTCGGCTTAACCATGAACCGGGCCGACTCTAAACACTCCGTAAAATCGGGGAAACCCTCACAATCGCCCGAGGGCAATCCCGAGCCAAGGCAGCGCAGTAAGCGCGAAGGTGTAGAGACTGGACACGGAGCGACTCTAGTAGCCTGCAAATCCTGTAGCAAACCCAAGAAGCCCACTGAGTTCTATCGCAAAGACCGCCAAGGTCGGCGCGACCGAGTATGCAAACGCTGCCGAACTATCGAGCAGCGCGAAAAGACCCTCGGGATCACAGATGAGACTTACTGGGATCTATACCATAAGCAGGCTGGACGGTGCGGCATTTGCCGACGCCGTTTGTACTCGAAACGATACAAGGTGTTTTGCGTCGATCACGACCATGACACCGGTGCCATCCGTGGCCTCCTGTGCCACAACTGCAACCGAGCAGTAGGTATGTTTCGAGACTGTAGCGCAACGATTCAACGCGCCGCAGCATGGGTCGAAGGGACAGTCCAACCCCAGTAGTAATACTGGCACGGGAAGCAGTTCCCGGTTACCTGGAAGGCCGAGGCCAAGTATCACACTCCCGGTGCGGAGCTTACTGGTAGCAACCAGTTCACCCACCGTGAGCGCACCATCAACATCGACCAGCTTCTGGTCGCCGACACTTTCATCCCCCGTATTGACGAGGCGATGAACCACTACGACGTTCGTTCGATCTACAGCACTCAGCTCGGCGAAGCGCTCGCCAACGAGTTCGACCGAAACGTCCACATCGTCGGTCTCAAGGCTGCCCGCGAGGCCGCTGGGACTCTGTTCCCTGAGCATCCGGGTGGCGCTCAGAAGATCAACGCGGACTACGGCACGGTCGGCGAGACCCTTGCCGACGGGATGTTTGAAGCCGCTCAGGTTCTCGATGAGAAGGATGTCCCTGAGGGCGACCGCTACATGACCGTCCGTCCGGCTCAGTATTACCTGATGGCGCAGACCACCAAGGTGCTGAACCGCGACTGGGGTGGCCGTGGCTCCTATGCCGACGGTGAAGTCCTGAACGTCGCTGGGATCAACATCGTTAAGTCGAACAACCTCCCGAACACCAACATCACCACGAACCCGTCGGGAGCGGAGAACGACTACACGGGCGACTTCAGCAACACGGTTGGTCTGGTGCATCACCGTACCGCCATGGGGACTGTAAAGCTCCTTGATCTGGCGATGGAGAACGAGTGGCAGATCGCCCGCCAGGGCTACCTGATGCTCGCCAAGTTCGCCATGGGTCATGACTATCTGCGTCCTGAGGCGGCGGTTGAGCTGGCCACTGCGTAAAGCGGCTGAACCACAACTTGCTACCTAAAGGGGTGGCCCCACCGGGGCTGCCCCTATTTTTTGTTAGGAGCCACCAATGATTACCTGCGTCCTGAGGCGGCGGTTGAGCTGGCCACTGCGTAAAGCGGCTGAACCACAACTTGCTACCTAAAGGGGTGGCCCCACCGGGGCTGCCCCTATTTTTTGTTAGGAGCCACCATGAGTGTAAACCGAACAACTGAACTTGAGGCTATCAACACACTGCTCGAAACCATCGGGCTTTCTCCAATCAACACCCTGACTGGAAAGAAAACAGCAGACATCATCCGAGCCGAAAGCGTCCTCAATGAGGTAAACCGAGAAGTCCAGACCATGGGGTGGTTCTTCAATAGGGAGAGTAAATTCACTTTGGCCCGAGACCGAAAGAACGAGATTCCTGTGCCCGGAAATGTGGTGCGAATTGACTACGACCGGTCTTCATTCAAAGACATCGAGCCGGTCATTCGAGGCACACGCCTCTATGACAAGAAGAACCACACCTACAAGTTCGACGAAAGTGTCGAGCTGTCCGTTGTGATCGCGCTTCCTTTTGAAGAGCTTCCCGAAGCTGCCCGTAGGTATATTACGATCCGAGCCGCCCGTATGTACGGCGACCGAATGGTCGGGTCAGAGAGCTTGAATGCTTTCACCCGTAACGATGAGAACCGAGCTTGGATCAGCCTTAGGGAGTGGGAAGGCGACGTAGGCGACTATAGTATTTTCGACGCTCCAGGAATGGCCGAGACGCACCTCCGGGGGCGGCATGTGCCAAGGGGAAATTACTAATGGCGTTCATCAGTTCCTCAATTCCAAACCTTATCAACGGGGTTTCTCAGCAGCCCCCTTCGCTCCGCAGGGCTTCCCAAGCGGAGGCTCAGGAGAATGCTTATTCTTCGACGGTTGAAGGGCTGGTGAAAAGAGACCCCACTGAGCATGTCGCTGATCTCATCGGGGACAATCTCGATGATGTTTTCATTCACACGATAAACCGCGATACCTTTGAGCAGTATATCGTCCTGATCTACCCTGACCCCAGCGACGGCCAAGGTCGTATTCGAGTTTTTGATCTTAATGGCAATGAAAAGACGGTAAACTACGAAGCTAATGTAGCCTACCTAGACCCTGTTAATCTCTCATACCGAACCGGACTGAAAGCCCTGACCGTAGCGGACTACACGTTTATCGTGAATCAGAATGTCATTACTGAAATGGCCGACGATAAAGTCTCCACTCGAAAACCTGAAGCTCTCTTGTCGATTGACGCCGGCAACTATGGCACGAACTTCAATGTCTACATCAACGGAAGTTTGGCGGCCAATTATGAGACCCCAGATGGTTCCAGCGCTCCTCATATCAATGCTATCCGCACCGATGCGATTGCAGAGGGATTGATTAACGGGACAACGCCAAGCGACGCTACATCAAGCACCAATCTAAACAGCTCTGTTGGCTCCGAATACGACATTGAGCAGATTGGATCGACGATTCATATCAGCCGTAAAGACGGGAACGACTTTGGCATCCGAATCACGGATAGCCAAGGCGATACCACTTCAACCGCAATCAAGGACAACGTCCAGCGTTTCGGCGATCTACCGGTGAGAGCAGTTCAGGACTTCACGGTTCAGATCACTGGTGTGGACACCGATGAATTCAACGGCTACTACGTCCGTTACGATCAAGAAAGCACCGGCACCGAGGGCGTCTGGCGTGAGACTGTCGCTCCAGGAATCAAATATAAGATCCGCAATGAGACGATGCCTCACACCCTTGTCAGGGAATCCGACGGATCATTCACTTTCAAGGTGGCGGACTGGGGCCAGCGAGTTGTGGGCAATGAAGCGAGTGCGCCTGAACCCTCGTTCATCAACGACACCATTAATCAAGTGTTCTTCCACAGGAACCGTTTGGGAATCCTGTCAGATGACAATGTGGTCTTCTCCCGTTCCAGTGAGTTCTTCCAGTTCTTTGTTGAGACAGTGACGACGCTACTGGACAGCGATCCCATCGACATTGCAGCGGCAACCACTCAGGTAGCCAAGCTCAAAGAGGCAGTGCCTTGGGACGAAAGGCTTCTCGTTTTCTCAGATCAGGCACAGTTCGTCTTAGACGGGAACCCTATACTCACCCCCAGCACCGTCTCCATGAACCTCGCTACAGAGTTCTCTGCGTCTTCTAGGGCAAGCCCCGTAGTGTCAGGGCGTAATGTTTACTTCGGTGTTGAGAGAGGGCCGCACGGAGCCCTTATGGAATACTACCGAGACAACTCGGTGGGTGTTCTTGACGGACAGGAAGTAACCAGCCACGTTCCAAAATATCTTTCAGGCGAAATCCACACGATGGTCAGCCAGCCTAACGAAGACTTGATCGTGGTTGCGGGCGACCGGGAGCCCTCCGCCATCTACCCCTACAAGTTCATGTGGCAGGGCGACCAAAAGATCCAGTCCGCTTGGTCGCGGTGGACGTTCAATAGCGATGCTGTCCTCGGCATGGACTTTATCCGGTCGGACTTGTATCTAGTAATCAACCGAAAAGGCGCTCTGTCCTTGGAAAAGATCCGGCTGAACAAAGCTGTTTCTGATCCTAACCAGCCATTTGTTGCACACTTGGATCGCCGCGTTGATGAATCTCTATGCAATGTCTCTTATGACTCAGCGAGTCGAGAAACAACTATTCAGCTTCCCTACCAAGTGGAGGTAGATCGGAAGTTTGTCATTTTGGAGCGCGGCACAGACGCTGATAGTTCAACGCCTGGATCTGCTTTTACGGTTCTGCGCCGTCCGGCGAGCAATATAATGGTCGTTCGAGGAAGAGCAGAGTCGTTTTATGCCGGAGAGCCATACCTCATGCGCTATCAATTCTCTACGCCTTACATCCAAGAGGGCCAGCAGGGTACTCAGGCCGTCACAACTGGACGACTCAACATCCGCTTCTGGACGATTCAGTACGCCCAGACCGGATACTTCGAGATCCACGTTACACCTGACTACGGCGAGACCTCAGTCTACACCTACAACGGCAGAACCATCGATCAGGAAGATAACCGGATTGGCTCTGTGGCGATTAGCCAAGGTAACTTCAAAGCGCCAATCATGGCGAAGAACGACGAAGTCACTATTGAGGTAAAGACTGACAGTTTCCTTCCGGCCCGCTTTCAGTCGGCTGAATGGGAAGCGCTCTACTTCTCAAGGAGCAAGCGTGTTTGATGCTTCACACAAGAATAGCAGTCAAAACAGATATCCCTTTTTTAGCGGATCGTTTGCGAAAAGCTGATCGAGAAGAAGTAAAAGCATCGGGGGGTTTATCTCCCCGAGCTGCTTTGCAAAGAGGTTGGGCTCACTCTGAGATCGCTAGAACTATCCGCACCGACAACAGTGGAAAGCCTGTGGCTATTTACGGGGTAGTCCGCATTGATCAAGAGCTTCCCTCCGGTGGCGTATGGCTTTTAGGGACAGACGATCTGACCAGTTATGGAATGCCATTTGCTCGCAGGTGTGGCGAGCATATAGAAATGCTTCAAGAAAGCTACCCGGTGCTGTTCAACTACGTCGACGCTCGAAACAGCTTACATATTCGATGGCTCAAATGGTCTGGCTTTCGTTTCATCCGTCGGCATGAGTGCTTTGGGCATGAAAAAAGACCCTTCTATGAATTCATCCGAGTGAGGTAACCATGTGCGATCCCATGACAGCTATGGCTGTTGCTAGTAGCGCTCTGCAGTTCCAACAGCAGCGGTCTCAGGCAGAAGCCCAGGCCGAACACCAGCAGAACGTCTACGAACGTAATAAGCAGCAGGCCATGCAGGCCCGCAATCAGAAAACCCAGCAAGAAAACCTGCGGATTCAGCAGGAACGCGAAGCGGCCAACCAGAAAATGGCCCAACAGAGTCGTGAAGCGGATCAAGCGCGGGCTCGCGCCCGTGTCTCTGCGGCGGAATCAGGCGTCAGCGGCAACTCAGTAGATCAGCTTCTGGCTGACTTTACTCGCCAAGAGGGTGAGTACATGAGCGCACTGAACACCAACTTCGAGAACTCCCAGCAGCAGAGTGAAGTCCGCCGCGAGATGTACAAGAACGAGCAGGAGGCGCGGATCACTAACGCCCAGCCTGACCCAATCAATGAGCCGAACCTACTTGCTGGCGCTCTGCGGATCGGCAGCTCCGGGTACTCGGCCTACCAGCAGAACAAGCTCAACCAGCAGCAGTTCAACAGCTAACCGTGAAATAACGAGAGGGACACAATGGCACGACGGCAGCAGAGAGTTCAGGTGCGCGACCTGCGGGACGCTCCTTCACTTCGGCCCCAAGCCTCACCCGTTCGCGGGTACTTTCAAGAACAGCCCAAGCGGCTCCCCGAGAGCGACCTGACTCAGGTGGCAAACGCCCTGTCCGACGTAAACCCTGACATCCAGCGGGCTCTCCAGCAGAAGCAAAAAGTAACTACCGTCGAAGATCAGGCGGAAGCCCAGCGGAAGTATCGTGAAACCCAAATGGCGCTTGGAGAGGCTGTTAGAAAAGGTGAGATTCGAGAGGGCCAGTCACCGGCTTTTCGCCGAGCGTGGCGGCAGAGCCATCTGCGAGTAAAGGGCAAAGAGTTCGGTGCGTTTCTCCGAGACCAGTATGCCAATAGTCCCGTCTCGAACTCGACAGATCCCGAGGCTGCCGCTGAGTTCGCTCAGGAGCAGTATGAAGCTTTCCTCGAACAGAACGAAGAGATCCAATCTGCTGACAACATCGATATGACGGAGGCCTTTATCCCTGAGGTCGACCGGCAGATCAACTCGCTGACCCAACAGCATCAGCAACTCGCGATGCAGAGGACAGAGAAGCAGGCTCGGGAAACACTCGGCACGGAGATCAACCTGATCGTCGATGAGAACTTGGCTGCCGATCCCGGTGAGGTCATGGAAGCAGCTCCCAATGCTGAGACCGTCGAGGGTGCCAGGGCTTCGACCATCGCTTCTAGTGTCCAATCCCGTATTGACGAGATGATCGCAAACGGCATGAACGGGACAGACGCGAACCGGATCGCCATTGAAACTCTTGCTGGGACGCAAGACCCGGATCTGATGCGCTCTGTCCTTGGCCAGATTAAAACCGGAAGCGGAACTCTTGGGGATACCAAAGCTGCTCGCGAGACGATCAATCAGGTCGAAGATCAGGCTATCCAGCGAGAGATGCGTAACTACCGCTTTAGGAATCAGCTTGAAGACGATCGCAAAGCTGAAGCACGGGCTGAAGCTGTCGATGGCTACACTACACAGCTTATGGAGGCTCTCAGCGGCTCTTCGAAAGCACAGCGTATGGAGACGCTCCGGTCTTTCGATCCCATCGAGTACGCTCAGAACAACGGAATCACCGACCGGCGGACTGTTGATGAACTGATTCGAATTGACCAGTCCCTCTCCAACGCAACAGGAGACGTTCAGGAAGACACTGAGCGCATTCAGGATATGTACCGGACGATGATGGATGATCCTGAAAGCATCAGTCAGACCGACATCATCGACGGCATCGGCGAGTTCTATGATGTGAATCGTGGAATGTCTATTCTCAGCGACTACAAGTCGATGGCCGGTTCAGACGGCGCTCCAAAAGATCACCCCTATCTCAACCTCAGCACTTACAAGACCTCCAAGAACGGCATCAATGGCGCATTGAAGAGCCTTGTCGATATGGGTGGTGTGCCTGAACTCAACGCAACGAACGCTGAGTTTGAGTTTGAAATGGTAATGCGAGAGTACCTCCAGCAGAACCCCGAGGCCACTAAGTCGGAGTTCCTTCGCGAGAGCAACCGAGTGATGAATGACATCGTCAAGCATTACAACGAGGTTGCAGAGAACTTCCAGCCTGGGAATCAGGTTGAGCCTAATTCCTACATGGAAAGCCTTGAGTCTGGCTCCACAGGCTCCGCAGAGGCTACACAAAACGGCAGCGAAGATCCCGATGGGGTCTCCTCAAGGATGGAAGGTGGAAGCAATCAGAGCGGTTCTGAGAAGCAGTCTGACTACTCGTTTTCTATTGAGGAAATCAATCGCATCGATACTGAGCAGGCAAGAGAGATGGACAGCCAGAACCGAGCTTTGATGCTGCAACAGCTTAACGATATGCGACGGTCTGGCGAACTCAATCGAGACCAATACAGATCTTTGACTGAACCCCTTGTGAGGGCGATTCAGGAACAACCCGAAGGTGAAGAATAATGGAAGAGGAAGAGCGTAAGGCGCTTGCGGAGCGCCAAAAGCTGCTAGATGAGAGTGCGCTCATCGACGAGCGGAACCAGCTCCTGCAGCAGGATGAGCAGCCGGACTCTTCAAATACCCCTGAGCAAACCGACATGACCACCCGCGCCGCCGTGCGGGAGCAGAGTGAATCCCAGGCCGAGACCGAGGTAGAGGTCGAAGACGATGGCAGCGGGATCATTGATGGAATCGCCGATGTTGCTCAGGGCGTAGCCCGTGGAACCCAGCGTGGTATCGACGCAACAGTAGAGCTGGCCGAAGATGGTGCCAACGCAATGGTGTCTTCCGTGGGCGAGCGTCCTCAGGGGCCGAACACTCCAGCGGCGACCAATGATGGCGACGTAGACTTCCAGAACACTTCGGAGGCTTTCGGATCGATTCCTGAGCCTGACTCTACTGCGGGGAAGCTTGCCAGCGGCCTCAGCCAGTTTGCCGTCGGGATGTTTGGCGGCGGTAAGTTCCTGAAGGCCGCCAACTGGGCAAAGAGCAGCAAGCCCTTTGTCCGCTCAATGGTTCAGGGTGGCATCGCCGACTTCACTGCGTTTCAGGAGAACGAGGCGCGTCTGTCCAACATGGTCGAGGACTACGCCCCAGAGCTTTCTAACCCAATGACCCGTTATCTCGCTGCAGACGAAGACGACGGGTTCTTTGAAGGGCGTCTTAAAAACACCATTGAAGGCGCAGGATTAGGCGCTGCGGGTGACATGCTCTTCCGCACCGCGAAGTTCCTGAAAAAGGGCAAACAGAACGCCCAGAAGCTGAGTAAAGAAGAGGCCGTCGCACTCAACGAGCGGGGCGCTAAAGAAGTCGCTGACTTCAACGACCAGATGGTCGACTCAGTGACTGGCCGTGACCCCCGGATGAACAACTCACCGCTCCGTCCTGAGCAGCGGAACACTCCGACCATGACTGACGCAGAGCGGAATGCTGTTCTGGATGAAGCTCAGGTTATTCGGAGTGAGGAATACGCCGATCAAGTCGTTCTGAACGATCCAGCGGAAGTAACTCAAGCCAAGCAGCTTTTCCGCATGGCTGAAGACGGCAAGATCTCGACTGATGAAGCCCTCCGCTTTGTTCCGTTTCGTCGTCCTGAGAAGTTCAACAAGTTCGGTGACTATGTCTCCGCGTACTCCGACCGGATCGGCAAGATCTTTGAGGAGCGAGGGGCAGCCGAAATGGGCGAGCCCCAGAGTGCGAGAGAGCTGATCACACTGGCCGAACAGAACATGTCTGATCCTGATCAGGTACTCAGGAATCTTGAGGAGTTCGCAGGCCAGAAAGACGATGTGGCTCCGCTAGTGTTCGCAGGTCGGGCTCTTTATGAAGGTGCCGAGCAGGACGTTATCAACTCCGTGCAGGCCTGGAAAAACGGCACAGGGTCTCAGCAGCGGGCTATGAAAGCCATCGACTTTATGGGTCGAGTCCAGCAGGCACTCCGTGGAACAGCAACGACCGCTGGCCGGTCTCTGAATGTTCACAAGCTCTCCACGGATGAGGGCGCTGCCATGAACGCCGACGAAATCGCTAGGACTATAGACCGTCGAGAGATCTATGGCAGTGAGGAAGAGTTCCTTGAGAAGATCTCGACTATCAAGGAGCCCGGCACTGCTGGCCGAGTTATCCGCGCCTCTTTCGCTGAGAAAGCTTGGGAGCTTCACAACGAGATCTGGCTGAACTCACTTCTGGCTGGCCCTAAAACGCAGATCATCAACCAAGCCTCAAACGCTTTGCAGGCAGTCGTGGCTCCGATTGAAACGGCGGCGGGATCAATCGTTCGCCGGGACTTTCGGACGAGTCGAGCGGCTGCGTCTCAGGCTGCAGGCCTTGCCCAGTACAGTCTCGACGCTCTCAAGTATGCGGGGAAGAGCGCCTATAACGAAGATGCGTTTCTTGACCCTTTCACCGCCAACAACATGGGCCACCTGCCTACTGAAGGCGTTGGCAACAACAAGGTCACCAGTCAAGCTTTTGGCCGTCTTGGCGAAATGGCTGGCGGTGGCGCAAACCGAGCGACAGGGCAAGCTGGTCGGAAAGTAGGCGAAGCTGCAGGCGGTGTCGTCAGGCTTCCCACCCGAGGCCTCATGGCAGGCGACGAGTTCTGGAAGCAGCTTAACTACCGAGCCCGACTGAAGTCTCAGGCAGTCGACGAAGCCGCCCGAAAAGGTCTCTCCACGAAGAAAACCATTGAGCGGCCCGACGGGACAATGATCTCCGAGGCAGAAGAGTACATCGCCACTCGGTTCCAGCAGGGCTTCGATGAGGCCGGAGCCGCTGTTGATGATCGCGCCCTTCAGTACGCTCGGGAGCAGACGTTCACCAACGATCTTCTTCCAGGCACCATCGGTCGCACCGTGCAGGAGCAGGTCAATAAGCACCCATCGCTTCGTCTGGTCATGCCTTTCGTTCGGACACCGACCAACTTGTTCAGGCAGGCTTGGCAAAGAACGCCAGGGATAAACCTCCTGCAGAAAGAGTATCGCCAAGCCCTCCGCTCCAGTGACGACATGGTTCGTTCTCAGGCCTACGGCAAGATGATGACCGGTGCTGCCGTGTGGTCACTAGGCTCCCAACTGGCGCTTAATGGTCACATCACCGGTGAGGGGCCGATGGATCCCGATATGCGGCAGAAGCTCTTGTCTCAGGGCTGGAAGCCATACTCGTTCACGGACGGTGAGACCTATTACCAATTCGACCGGGCCGATCCTCTCGGCATGATCTTCGGCATCATCGGTGACTGGGCCGAAGCTGGCGCTGAACTCGACGATAAGCAGGTTGAAGAGCTTTCCATGGGTGGTGTCCTGTCTATCGGCGAGGCCATGTTCGGTGATCAGGGAATGACCGCTGAAGAGAAGACTCAGATGGTAGGCAGCATGGTTACGACTGTCCCGAAGAACCTCATGAACAAGACGTACATGAAGTCTCTGACAGACGTTCTGACAACGCTGACCGACGGGAAGCCCGATGCAGCGGGCCGCCTTCTCAAACAGCGGATCGCATCCTACGTTCCCAACAACTTCTCGCAGCAGCGACGGGCAACTGACCCGCGTGTTCTGGAGATGCGGACGGTAATGGATCAAGTTAAGGGAAGCATCCCTGGGCTGGCCAAGGACGTTGAAGCCCGTCGGGATGTCTTCGGTAACCCCGTGATGCGGAGCGGAAGCGCGTTGAACCGTCTGCTCTCGCCTGTAGCCATCAGCCAGCGCAAGGACGACCCGGTGGTCGAGACCATGATCGACTTAGGCGGCGCTTACCCAGCCGTGCCGGACACCCGAGGCAACCTTGATCTGACTCAGTTCACGAATAAGAACGGTCGGACGGCATGGGCTATCTGGAACGACTACGTCCAGAAGAACGACCTTCACAGTAAACTTGAGGAGCTAGTGACCTCCGATGGGTTCCAGAACCTGTCAGAAGGCACTTCGTCTGTTGAGCAGGACTACCCTGGCACTAAGTCTTTCGCCTTGAACAAGGTGATCAATCAGACCCAGAAGATGGCCTACCAGCAGATGCTCCAGTCGGAAGGCGGGAATCTCACCTCCGAAAACGGGATGACATTCCTTGAGGCCTACCGTAACGAAGAGCGAAACAAGGCCCTGTCGAAGCAGGGTTACCCTGAAGACCAGCTTCTCCCGATCAAGTAATCCTTCCCATAGCCCCCACTCGGGGGCTTCTTTCCCTTAGGAGGAAAAATGGCAGACAGTTTTATCCGGTACACCGGAGACGGCTCTACGTCTGAATTCTCGGTGCCGTTCGACTACATCAGCAAAGGCCATGTACGGCTGTTCGTCGACGGCGTTGATACCGACTTCGAGTGGGTAAACGCCGGTAGCATCTCTCCGGTAACCGTTCCCGCATCCGGCAGCGATGTGATCGTTCAGCGTGAAACTCCCAAGTCCCCTCTGGTCGACTTCTCCAGCGGCGCTGTAATCAACGAGTCCGAGCTTGACCTGCTCACTCGGCAGAACGTCTATATCTCCGAGGAGACCCGAGACCGGTCTCTGATCATCGATGAAGACGGGACGGTGGACGCCAAGTCCTCGCGGCTCACGAATGTCGCTGATCCGGTCGATCCTCAGGACATCGCCACGCGAAACTGGGCCGAGAACGAGACCACCAGCTTCATTGTCGCTGCCGAGGCTGAAGCTGATGCGGCTTCTCAGAGTGCTACTGACGCCGACCTGAGTGCTGCTGACGCCCAAGCCAGCGAAGACGCAGCTGCGGTCAGTGAGACCAATGCTGCCTCAAGTGAATCAGCGGCGGCCACTAGCGAGGCCAATGCCAAGACGAGTGAGAACGCAGCGGCGGCTAGTGAATCAGCAGCGGCCACCAGTGAGTCTAATGCGGCCTCAAGCGAGAATGCGGCTGCTTCAAGCGAAACCGCTGCGGCCAATAGCGCCTCAGCAGCTCTCTCCAGCGAGAACGCGGCTGCCTCAAGTGAGTCGGCAGCGGCTACCAGTGAGTCCAATGCGGCTGACAGCGAGACGGCTGCGTCTAACAGCGCTTCGGCAGCGGCTACGAGTGAGTCGAATGCAGCCACAAGCGAGTCGAACGCAGCCGCGAGTGAATCGGCGGCAGCTACAAGCGAGTCCAACGCGGCTTCTAGTGAGTCTTTGGCAAACCAGTGGGCCGAGGAAAGCGAAGACGTAGAAGTGACGGCTGGGTCTTATTCAGCCAAGCACCACGCTTTCAAGGCTTTCGCCTCCGAGAACGCAGCCTCGACCAGCGAGTCAAATGCAGCTTCGTCGGCTTCTGCTGCGTCAGATAACGCATCAGCAGCAGCGACCAGCGAGTCTAATGCGGCCTCGAGTGAAACTGCAGCCGCTAACAGTGCTTCAGAGGCTTCGACGAGTGCATCGAATGCAGCCGCGAGTGAGTTAGCGGCCTCTGCTAGTGAATCTAACGCGGCTTCGAGCGAGTCCAATGCAGCCGCGAGTGAATCGGCGGCAGCTACAAGCGAGTCGAATGCGGCTTCGAGCGAGTCCCTGGCGAACCAGTGGGCTGAAGAGAACGAAGATGTCGAGGTGACTACTGGCGCTTATTCGGCCAAGCATCATTCTCTTAAAGCCTCTGCATCTGAAAGTGCGGCTTCGACGAGCGAGTCGAATGCAGCCTCAAGTGCGACTGATGCGGCCAATAGCGCTTCAGCGGCCTCAACCAGTGAGACCAATGCCGCTTCGAGCGAAACTGCAGCCGCCAATAGTGCCTCAGCGGCTTCGACAAGCGAGTCGAATGCGGCCACCAGTGAGTCAAATGCTGCTGATAGCGCCTCAGCGGCCTCGACCAGCGAGTCCAACGCGGCTACGAGCGAGACCAACGCTGCCGCCAGTGAGTCCTTGGCGAACGACTGGGCCGAGGAAGCTGAGGATGTCGAGGTAGAAACCGGTTCCTATTCCGCAAAGCACCATGCCAACAAGGCATCCGCTTCGGCTAGTGCGGCGTCCACTTCGGAATCCAATGCGGCCTCTAGTGCCACTGACGCAGCCAACAGCGCCTCGGCTGCATCAACCAGCGAGTCCAACGCGGCTACTAGCGAATCAAATGCCGCTACCAGCGAGACCAACGCAGCCTCAAGCGAGAGTGCGGCAGCCACCAGCGAGTCAAATGCGGCAGATAGCGCTTCCTCAGCTTCAACGAGTGAATCTAATGCGGCCTCAAGTGAGTCGAAAGCTGCGCTCTGGGCCGAGGAAGACGAGAATGTTGAGGTTGAGACTGGAGCTTACTCAGCCTACCACTGGGCAAAACAGGCTCAGAGCTATGCCACGGGCGATATCTCGCTTGATCAGATCGTCCAGAGTGGAGCGACTGATGGCCAGCAGATCGTCTGGGACGATGCAAACAGCGAGTGGATTGCTTTCTCTCTGACTGCTTCGGATGTGCCGGTCTCCGACTCTGGCGGCAATTTTACTGCTGCTAACGTCGAGTCCGCATTATCAGAAGAAGCTGACGCTCGTCAGGCTCATGAGAGCAACACAGCGAACCCCCATTCGGTGAC